CCATCAACGATGGTTAGCAGTGGAATTCGTATGCCAGCGCAGTTGATGGACGATTTGAACCGCACCGCTGACACAAAGGGAATCTCACGAAGCGCCTTGATTGTGCAAATCTTGACCAAGGCAACGAAGACCAAGAAGAGCCGGGAGGAAGGGCAATGACACACAAAATCTACCTGATTAAGCATCTCGACACGGGTAAAGGATACGTCGGTATTACCGGCGATGAATTGGGCAAGCGCTGGTACCAACACCTGCACGATCCGAAGGGCGCACTGTATACCGAGTTACGCGCAGAGGGTCACCGCATGACTATGGAACTCATCGAGCAAGTCGAAACACGCGAAGAAGCACTTGCCAAGGAGCAACAGTACATCCATGCGCTTCGGACTGCGCAGCCAAACGGATGGAATCGCGACGTGCGACCGTTGCCAGTTGAAGAGCCGGCGCCAGTAGCGAAGCCGAAGGTGTGGGAGCGCTTTGCTGAAAATGAACTAGATTTATACAGCGGTATGGCAAATACAAATGTCATGAAATGCCCGGCCTGCGGTTATTTTTTCACGCATCAAGAGTATTACGAAATTTTCCAATGTTCCGAAGATAGTGACGGAATCCGCACAATTGTGCAACTAAACCAAACAACCGTTCAAAGGTGTTACGATTTTTGAAACCGTCTACTACGAAGAGAAACAACAATGAGCACGGCCGATGAAGTCATCTCTGCGCTACGAAAAGCGCACAACCTCCGCGATGTCGGGGAGGGCAAGTATCGAAGCGCATCACCGTATCGCACGGGTTCAGACAGTGACGCGTTTAGCCTGACCATTGACGGCCCAGAGCATGGCAAGTGGTTCGACCATGTCGAGAACAAAGGCGGCTCTTTGTACACCTTGGCGCAACACTTAGATATTACGCTTCCAACCGTAGCGCCATCCATTGACACCAAGACGGCCACAACGCACGAAGGGTATGCAGAGAGTCACGGAGTCACCCTAGAGGCGCTTAGAATGGCTGGGTGGTCCCCTAGCGTTGACAATCGTAGACCGTGCTTTGTTATCCAAACCGATAGCGGTGTGCGGTATCGATATCTCGACGGTAAAAAACCAGTGTTTAAAAGTCCGACAGGTTATAAACAATGTCTCTACAAGTTCACCGAGGCCGTCGACATTGCCAACAAAGGCGGATTTCCGCTGGTACTGTGTAACGGCGAGGCCTCAACCGTTGCGGCGCAAGTGAACGGCGTTGCGGCGTTCAGCATTACCGGTGGCGGCGAGAAGGCAATGCCCGAAGCGCTCCTCGAAGAAGTGCGCAAAGCATACAACGGCGAGATTGTCGTTGCGATGGACTGCGACCCCAAGGGCAAGGCTGCGGCGGCCGCTCTGCGTACGCAACTGCGCAGTGCAGGCTACAAAGTACGCGTCGTCAATCTTGGACTATCCAACAAAGGCGATCTCGCTGACTATATGCGTCTTTGGTCGGCTGACGATTTGTACAAACTTGAAGACGTCTACGACATTGAGTTCGTTGCCGCATTGCCGACCATCTACAGCGCTGCGGACATGCAGAAGGAAGACGTTGCACCGGTCGAGTACATCGTTGACGATATCATGACCACGGGATGCTACATTCTCGCAGGCGCTCCAAAGAGTCGCAAAAGTTTCTTAGCCTTGCACGTTGCAGTCAGCATTGCGACCGGTGGCCAGGTCTTTGGGCAATTCGAAGTGAAGCAAAAGTGCAGTGTGTTGTACCTTGACCTTGAGATGAGTAAGAACAGCGTGCACCGTCGATTGTCTTCGATGAACTTCGGAGACTGGCCACGCAATCTGTACTTCGGTTTCAATCAGGATTGGCCAAACCGTGGCATCCTCGCAGGCCAAGACCTCGAAAACCGCTTAGACAACAACCCTGATATCCGCGTCGTTATCATCGACGTCTTGGCGCAGTGGCGTGAGCCCGTCGACCCGCGCACACCGGTTTACTCTTCGGACTATGACGCACTCAAACAGATTCAGCGCATTGCCCAGCGTCGCAACATTGTTATCATCGTTGTCCATCACACGAACAAAACGAAGATAACCAAGGACGACAATCCGTTTGACAAAATCAGCGGCTCTACAGGCATTAGCGGTGCCGTCGATGCCATGTGGTTGCTCACACGCGACCCGGAGAGCGAGTACGCTTCAATCCTGCGTATGACTGACCGTAACATTGCTGGCGTGGATCGTGTCGACCTTGCGTGGGATGACATGCTCGGCAGCCACGTTGTCGACCCGAAGTCTAAACTCCTCGCAGCCACAGGCCCAGAGCGGCGCGCAGTCTATGACGTCATGGATAAGAATCCTTCGTACACATGGTCACCCAAAGAAATCGCTACGGAACTGGGCAGAGAAGAGTCGGTCATCAAGAAGCATCTGCGTAGACTACTCGAAGACAAGCTGGTTATACGCGTTGGCTACGGTCGGTATAGTGCTGTATCTCTTACACATATCGTTCACTCTGGTAACTCTAGTACTTCTGGTAACTCTGGTAACTCTATTCACTCTTCAGTAAGAGTGAACGAGAATGCTATAGAGAGTGAACAAGAGTTACCGAGAGTGAACAAGAGTGAATCAAGAGTGAACGATGGGTTTGAGGCTATAGAATCAATCAAACCGGGCAAGAGTGAACAGAGTGAACGAATTAGTATAAACGCACTGTTCGCGCAACGCATCTTGCAAGTAATCGGTGGTATGACGTTGACCGCTTCCGCCATTGCGAGCAGGACTCAGATAAATGCGGAAGTATGCCAGCGTCAACTTGACGCAATGACCGAAGAAGGGATGCTACGGTATGAACCCACTGTTCAACGATACGGAAAAAAGTAACGCTTCGCCCGTCTTAAAAAAATCTGAGGCACTCCGATGCCTTTGTTGTGCCTTCGCAATGGATACCGCGACGCCATACCCGCAACTGTGCAGCCGATGCCGTGCGGACATGCACGGAGCGTTGGTGATCGTGGCGACGGACTGCGCAGAGTTGGAAGCGAAGTGGCGCACGATGTTTCAGAGCGGCGACGCTGAACAGCAAGAGCGCTTCGTTGCCTTCCTCGAGGCGGCCGGGTCGGCGTATGGTCCAAACGTGCACTCGAAGCGCAAGCAAGCCATTGCAGAGTTCCAGCGCAGAGCCGAGGCGACGGTGGCCAAGGGTGGCGACTTTGCGCGCTTGGTGACCGCGTGGCGAGCATGGCACCGACGATGCGGAGACCGCGACATGCTGCAGATCATGATGGTGTTCAGAGTGGAGGCGACGTCGTGACAAACTGGTACCATCGCCAACAGCACCGAGATGCAAATCACAAGGCCATCGTCGCAGCGCTGATCTACCACGGTGCCATCGTTGCGGACATGGGCAACGCCGGCGGTGGCGTCCCTGATTTGCTCTGCGGTTTTCGCGGCGTGCTATTCTTAGTTGAAGTAAAGACCGCGACTGGTGCGCTCAGCGCCAAGCAACGGGAATTCTTTGACGCATGGACGGAGTACCCCGCACTCGTTCTACGATCGCCTGACGATGTGTTCGACGTGATGGAGGTTCTACGCAATGCGTACGCAATGGATGAGATTGATTGGGCGGCACTGGTACCGCGTGGACGTCGGAGAAAGCGGGCGGTGGATGTTGGTGCGGGAGCGGGCCGACGAGGGACACGACGAGGTAGTGTGTCGCGGTCGGGAGATGACCGCAACGATTGACGAAATCATGGCGGCGATTGTCGACGAGTTGCAGTGTTTGGCGGAGGAAATACAATGTTTGAATTCATCGCAGGATGCGTAGTTGGTTTCGTAGTGGCCATCATTACGATGACGGTCGGCATGGTATTGGAGCGTAAACGATGGGAGCCGTAATCTGTGAATCGCCTCATGTCATGAGATTATTAGCAATTGTATTAGGGCATATTATTGGCGTAACGATTGGTACTTGGATTGTATATTGTTTGAGAAGTAGATGGAATGATGAATAATAAAAAACCTTGGCACGATGGGCTGCCTCAGGCAAGCAAATTATTTCACTTTTGCGGATGGGAGATACGGTGCCCATATGGTGAAGGAATACGCGGTGAAGGTTTCTACGCTGATTTGACAAAACCTACCGCTGCATGCGGCGAACCCGGACGCGGATTGACTAGGTTGTACAAATCAGAAATTGATATGTTTCTGACTGCCGAGGAAGCGCAATATAACGCTATCAAATACGTGGCAAAGATTGAAGGTATTGAATGAACGTAATCATTCTCTTTTATTACCTGTTGTGCAATGGCAGTGACTGCAAGGTTGTTCCCTTCGCAGTGACCCGAGAAGCGGCGGCGATTGTGGCGTGCGAGAGCGGCGATGGTTTGAATTACGGAACGTACAGCAGGCACGCACGGAGCGCAACGAATGACGGTGGTTTGTTCCAGTTCAACGACGCCACGTACGAGTGGCTCGAAGGGCGGACGCATGCCGACACCGACGCACCAGCGACGCAGTACGCAGCGTTCCTGCGATTGTGGGACGATGGCGCAGGGTGGAAGCATTGGAAGGCGTCGAAGGCGTGCTGGTCGCAGTGGATGCGCATCGATGACAACGGCCGTGCGGTGTGGCGGTGAAGTTCTACATCGGTGTTGCACTGATGACGGTGATGTATGCGGTGTGCTTGGTTTTGTTTGTTTTCTTAGCAGGCCATGTGCGATATTGAAAGGCGAAGAGATGAAAGACGAACTCCGAGCGCACGCAATGGTGGACAAGATGAAACCAAGGAAAGGCGAAGAGATGACGCGTATTGACGTGGATGGTCAGCACGGTTTTGTGGAGTTGGTCGATTGGATGACCGTTGACCCGGTGACGAAGATTACCGACGCGGCCCGGGTGAGTTACGACAAAGACGGCACGCACGATCCGGAGAAAGACGCGAAGTTGGTGCGACGGTTGGCGAAGGACGGGCACTGGTCACCGTTCCGTCATTCACCGATTACCATCATGGTCAGCGCTCCGGAGTTCGTGGCTCGGCAATGGTACAAGCACGTCGTGGGCTCTGCGTATGCCTTCGTCGATACTGGGTGGAACGAAGTAT